TTTGAGCCAACGCTCGCTACCCAACGTCGCTCGCGCCGCCTTGATGCCGCGCACAGCAGCCTCGATGGACGGGAGTACGCTGAAAGCTACGCGCGCTAATACGGCCTCACTCGCTTTAACAGGCAACTTGCGCCGGACAATAGCCCGTCTAACCGCCCGCCGAGCTGCATTCTTACGAGCACGGTCAGGGCGGAGCGTATCAGCGCCGCGCCCGACAGTGGCAGGCATGCGCAGAGCCCCATCACAGCTTAGCTGCTTGGCCGCTGCATCGAGCAGCCCGCTTGGGAGCGGAGCGCCAGCGCAGACCAACTCATCTCCGAGCAGGTCAGCAGCCTTGCGCCATGATCCGCAAGCGCGGATGTCGTGAAAACGACACGCTTCAAGGCTGGCGACTATCATACACAACGGGTCACCACCACGCCGCACCAATGTCCCCGCCTGTGCCGCAAGAGTCTCCGCGTGCGTGCCTTCCTGCAACCCCGGCTGGTCCCAGTTCCCAGATACCCAACTGCCTATCGCGCGGCAGAGGTGCCCTGTCACAGCGCCGTCGTCCGAGTACCACATGCGCAGAAACTCACCACTCCCTCGCAAGATCAAGCACTTACTGGCGCGCGCTTTGAAGCCCAGATTTGCCGCGCGCTCACACCACTCAACCGCCTCGCTCCACGTCGATAGTACGAGGAGCACGTCGTCACCATGGTAGTTAGCGTGCAGCGGCCGAGGGTGTGCACCGGCTCCGGCAGAAGGTGCGTGATCCACTAACTGCGCGTAGCCCCAGTTAAGCCACGTGTTAAGGTAAGTGGTGTCACGGAAACCACTCAGGAGCCCAAACTTTGTTAAGACATACGCCCCACCGGGCGGCCGGATGAACACACGCTCCAAGCTATTCACGAGCCACTCATTGACAGCGAGGTATCCATCACACAGCTTACTGTCACCTAAGCTCAGACGTAGCCAACGGCCGCGAGCGCGATACACCGCCTGCATCGCGGCCGTCGTATGCTGCGCATTAAAGTCTTGGTAGTCATAGCTCAAGAACCAGTGCCCTTGGCGGGCGAGCTTAGCCCGCGCCAACTCGGCATGCCGCGCGGCAGCGCGGTTGAGCCCAATGTCGAAGGGCTCTCGCTGTAGCTGCCAGTCGCTGACCTCGCTAAGGTAGCTCGACATCGCATAGTGGTCAAAGTCAGTCCCGTAGATCGCGCGCACTTTCCCACCGAGCTCATTCTTCTTAGTGTGTCCTGTTGACCAACAACCTGGTCGCTTGCGAAGCACAGTCTCAGGATAGTTCGGGCCAAGGGTTTCCACCACCTGCTGTTTAGTCAAGGTAGCGTTGCCGCATCCTGTGCCAACAGCGGTCCGGAAAGCATCAACCCAGAGCGGGTCGAGATGCATGCCGGGTGCGCCGGCGACCGCCCATGCTGCGCGGTCAGCCCACCAACGCTCAACCGTGCGAAACCGGTGCGACTCCGGCTGCCCCTGCAACACCATTTGCTTAAAGATGACCTCCTCGAGCACATCCTCGACGCGGCGCCCGTTCACGAAGGGACACAGCCCGTCGTACTCCGCCGTTCGCAGGGCCATCTCAGCCGCCCAGTCGACCTCGGCCACCGCCTTGGCGGTTAGCGCGTGCATGTACGCGACCTTTGCTACGTCTGCCGTACACACCGCGAAGCCATACGGTGTAACACCTGACCCACGCACGGCATCGGAGAGCCCCTTGGCACCATCGATCCACGTGTGTGCCCCCATAAAGAGCTCGACCTCAGGCGCGAGGCCACAGAGGAGGCGGCTCGGCAGTGATGCCAAGTACAACAACCAACAGATCATGGCTTGGCGCGGCATGCCCTCCATTTTCAACAAGATGCGCGCAACGGTCTGTCGCCAAGGAATCGACTTGTGCGACACCGCGAGAAAAGCAGCACGGAGATCGATCTTAACGCGGATGCCGTCGCCAACCGCCGCAACCGGACACCCCTGTTCAAGACGAGCCAGGCACG